ATACAACAAATGAAAACTTTATACAAAACCTATGAAGAAGAAAACAAAGAAAAGTGAACACAAAACAAGAAAACAAACTGAAGAAAAACTATTATTATACTTAGAACAGTTAGAACAAATCAACAGCACAAATACAGCAGATAATGAGTAAGGAAGATATAAAACAACACGAATGGACAAAAGGAGAATCTGGCAACCCGTCTGGTAGGCCTAAAGGTAGTAAGAATAGAAGCACAATACTTAGAGAGTTAACTGAACTTAGAGTGAAGCAAATAGACAAAGTAACGGGCGAAGAAGTATGGGTATCAAATGAATATAGAATGGCAATGGCAGTAATTGAAAAAGCAATTGCAAAAGGTGATCACCAAGCATTAAATATGATATATGATAATATCTATGGTAAGTTAAAAGATAGTGTAGATATGAATACTACTGAAACAGTTTCACACGACTTTAAACAATTAGTTAGTGCAATTAAGTTTAAGCAATAAGTATAAAATATTTGAAGAATCAGATTCACGTTATTTTATAGTAACTGGTGGTCGTGGTTCTGGCAAGTCATTTGCTATTAACACATTCTTACTATTACTAACTTATGAAGCTGGACATACTATTCTATTTACAAGATATACTTTGCGTTCTGCATCAATATCTATAATACCTGAGTTCATAGAGAAAATAGAACTACTAAAAAAAACTGATGACTTTGTAATAACTAAAGATGAGGTATTAAACAAAGTAACTAAATCTAAAATACTATTTAGAGGAATCAAAACAAGTTCAGGTGATCAAACTGCAAATCTTAAATCATTACAAGGCATAACAACTTGGGTGTTTGATGAAGCAGAAGAAATGACTGATGAAGATATGTTTGATAAAATAGATTTATCAGTACGTCAGAAAGGATTAGACAATAGGGTAATATTAATACTCAACCCAACAACAAAAGAAAACTTTATATACCAAAGATGGTTTGAAGCAAAAGGTGTAGAAGCTGGAAGCAATATAACTAAAGATGATACTACATACATTCATACAACGTATTTAGACAATATAGAAAACCTAAGTCAAAGCTATGTAGAGCAAATAGAGAGAATGAAAGAACGTAGGCCAAGTAGATACAAGCACACTATACTTGGTGCGTGGTTAGATAAAGCAGAGGGTGTAATATTTACTAATTGGAAGATAGGCAAGTTTAAGCAAGTAGGTAAAAATGTATTTGGGCAGGATTACGGTTTTAGTAATGATCCTACAACCTTAGTACAAACCAACATAGATAAAGAGAATAAACTAATATATGTTAAACTATGTTTCTACCAACCTAAGCTAACCACAAGCGAAATAGCAACACTAAATAGTAAGTTTGCTAATAGAGACTTAATAGTAGGTGATTCAGCAGAGCCAAGATTAATATCCGAGTTAACAAGAAACAACAATATAGTAGCAGCAATTAAAGGGCAAGGCAGTATAACATACGGAATAAGCTTACTACAAGATTACGATTTAATCATTGATGAAGAAAGCACAGATTTAATTAAGGAATTAAATAACTATTGTTGGTTAGAAAAGAAATCACAAACACCAGTAGATAAATTTAACCATGCTATTGACGCTTTAAGATATGCAGTTAGCTATCAATTACAGAATCCGAATAAAGGAGAATATCATTATTATTAAAATAATTTAAAAAAAGTTGTAAAATAATTTGGTAGTTATAAATATATTTATAATATTTGTACTGTAATTACAAAAGTTCTTAAGTTCTTTATTTATTTAAAACCGAAAGCATTGAGTGGATTTTACCCAGAGATAATTATCTTGATTGATATTATACATAGGCTTAAAAAGTAGCTGGGACTGTTAAAGGTGTTTCTTTGTATTATGAGGATGTATTCTTTGTGGAAATGAAAAGTAGCAAAGTATTAGTAAGAGGCAAAGATAGGTTTTAAATATAAATCCTATTAAACAGTAGTTTGCTTTAGACGTAAAGTAAAATTATAATACATAACAATAATAAAAAGAAATAGCTACTTTAACGAGTGGCTTTTTTTATATTTGTATATAACAAAGTCAAAAAAAAAACATTTATATAATATGGCAATCAAACTAAACATACCAGAATCATTAAATGAAATTACTTTAGGACAATACCAAGAATGGTTAAAGATTACTGAAGGCAAAGAATTAAATAGTTTCTTTCAACAGAAGATGATTGAGATATTTTGTAGGTCAAGATTAATTGATACGCTTAGAATGAAAGCAAAAGATATTAATGAAATCACATTAGGACTAAATAAAATATTTGAAGCTAAACCAACTTTAAAAACGTTGTTTAAATTAAACGATAAAGAATTTGGATTTATACCTAAGTTAGATGATATGAGTTTTGGTGAATACATTGATCTTGACACTTACTTAGCTGATTGGGAAAATATGCACTTAGCAATGGGTGTTTTGTTTAGGCCTGTAACGTTTAAAAAGAATAATGAATACATTATTGAAGAATACGAAACTGCAAGTAAATACAATATGAAGAATATCCCGTTAGATGTTGTTATGGGTGCATTGGTTTTTTTTTGGAATTTAAAAAGCGAATTGTTGAAACATATAGTGAACTATTTGTCGAATCAGCAAGAAGTGAATTTGCCAGCACATCTGATAGCTTCGTTAAAAAATGGGGTTGGTTTCAATCCATTTACGGACTCAGTAACGGAAATATTAGAAACATACACGAAGTAACAAAATTAAAAATGCATCAATGTTTATATATGTTGTCATTTGAAAAGGATAAAGCAAAGGTTGAAGAAAGTATATTAAAGGCAAATGCAAAAAGATAAAATAATAGAAGAATTGATTGAACGTAGATTGTTTTTAGAAGATGATGTAATTGTCTTGGCTGATGGCTTTGAAGATGCTTTATTAGGTGTGTCAGCTACTAAGCCAATTTGTGCTATTTATGATTTTTGGAAGTGTTTAGATATTACAATACAAGATGAGGGTTTAAGCTTTGATGAAGCATTAGATTGGTTAGAAGAATTTATACAAGAAGATTTGGGAGAACACTCACCAATCTATTTAAAAAATATATAACAGATGAATAGTTTTTACAGGGTAATAGATAGTATTAAGGATGCAGTAAGTGCAGAACCGTTTAATCATCAAGTAACGTTTGGTGATATAGCAGATATTGATTTACAGAAGCAAAGTTTATTTCCGTTATGTCATATAATGATTAACAACGCTACTATTACAGATAACTTAGTACAACAGAATATGACAATCTTTCTAATGGATTTAGTAGATGTAAGCAACTCAGAAGATGCAAGTTTGTTTTTAGGTAATGATAATAGACAAGATATATTAAATACACAATTAGCTTTAGGCACTCGCATAATGAGAGTATTACAAAAAGCAGATTTGTACAGAAAAGAATTTGAAATTGTAGGTGATGCAACTTGTGAACCGTTTACAGAAAGATTTGAAAATATGTTAGCTGGTTGGGCAATAACATTTACAATAAATACTAATACAGATATGACTTATTGCTAATGGACAATTTACAAGAAGCGTTAAAGAAATATGCAGAATATGTTGTAAAGAAAGCTAAAGATAATTTAGCTAAGGGTGGCAAGTATGGTTCATACGATAAGTCAGGTGCTTTATCAAGAAGCTTAAGTTATAAGATTGATAACGGCAAGGTATCATTTTTAGGCGAAAACTATGGTGTGTTTTTGGATCAAGGGGTTAAGGGTGCAAAGTCAACCTATCCTGAAAGCAGAACATCATCACATAAGTATACAAACAAAATGCCACCAAGTAAAGTATTTGATAAATGGAGTATTAAAAGTGGAATAGCACCAAGAGATAAACAAGGAAGATTTATAAAAAGAAAATCATTAAACTTTTTAATAGCCAGAAGCATATATAGAAAAGGAATAAGAGCAACAATGTTTTTTACAAAACCATTTGAAGATGCATTGCCATTATTTGAAGATACTATGGCAGAAGCTTTTTTAGAAGATAATTTAAAAATAGATTAGAATGAGTACAAGGATTCAAACACGTTCACCGTATTATATTAGACCAGCAAACGTAACTGGGTTAACATCAACACAATTAAAGCTATATATCTTTAGTGGAGTAATTGGAGATAAACCAGCTTCACCACAATACACGCTAACTAAAGAACCTATTAATAGTGAAACAAGCGTAACGTTTGAAATAAGCGAACTTATACAAGATTACTTTACACACGCTTTTACTGGATCGTATTCAGGTGCTGGTTCTACGCTTTGGGTGATTGCTGACTTTCAATACACAACATCAAGCGCAGTAACTACCTCATCAAGTACATTTTTAGCTTTTGATAGTTATAGTACGTTTAAGAATGGCGCTAATTATCTTTTGAATTTAGATGACTTAGTAACTGCAAGTTATATGCAATATAAAAAAGGTACAGACATTGTATTACCTATTAATGCAGAATCAGCAACTAATGTAACATTCAAGTTAAATGGTTCTAATGTTCAAACAACTGCAATAACTGATAATGGAAACACAAACCAAAAAATACAATACATTTCATATACAGGTACTGCTGATAGAATAGACATAGCTGGAACAGTTGGCGATACTATTATAACACTTGAAGAAGTAGAAGAATGTAAATACACGCCAATTAAAATAACGTTCATTAATAAGAATGGCGCATTACAGGATTTATGGTTTTTCAAAAAGTCAGCTGAAAATATGAATGTTACTAAAAACAGTTTTAATAGAAATTTATTAGATAGAGTTAATGTAAGCTATACAACAACAGAAGCAGCTAAAAAAACATATGATATAAACGCTAATGAATCAATAAGTATTAATTCAGGTTTTGTTGATGAAGCAATGAACGTAACATTTGAAGAATTATTAGTTAGCAATTTAGTATGGATGACAAAGGACAGTACAGTAT